AAAGCTTTTGTTGATCTTGCTAACTCCATACCTTTCATTACTACTGGTGTTGTGCCTTTTGCAAGATTTATGACCAATGCTATGAAATTTCAATTCCAATACAGTCCTTTTGGTCCACTTGCTTTGCTTACAAGGAAAGAAAGAGCAAAAGTTGCTGAAGGAGATATGGGAATTTTTAGTAAATCAATTATTGGTTCTGCTGTTTTAATGGGAGCAATAGAAGCCAAACGTAAAGGGTATGGCGGTGAAAAATGGTATGAAATGAAAGGAAACGATGGCACTACAATAGATATGCGACCATACTTTCCTTTAACTCCATATTTATTAGTTGCTGATATTATTTTAAGACTAGAACAAGACAGACCTTTGCCAGACGCAACAGATGTTATGCAAGGATTAACAGGCGCACAATTTAGAACTGGTGCATTTTTAGGTTTTGTAAATAATTTAATGGATGATTTAGAGGGTATTGATAATGAACCAAAAATAAACAGATATATTTCTGATTTTGCTTCTGATGTTTTAGGGGGTTATCTAACACCTTTAAGAATGTTTAACGACTTTGTAGATCAAGACCAAGAATTTAGAACAACAGTTCCAACTGGAGAAATTCTTCCTGATATTACAAATGAATTACTTCGTAATGTTCCTTTTGTTAGGGAACAATTCCCAGAGGTAGAATCTCCTACAAGAGCTGATGCACCTGGTAGACCAGAAACAGTTAGAATTCCTGGAACAGAAATAGAAGTACCTGGCCCACTAGCAAGACAACTATCAGGTATAACTGTAATAGAGCCAAAAAATTTAGCAGAAAAAGAATTTGATAGATTAGGATTTAGACGTAGAGATATATTGCCTTACTCTGGAGATAGGACAGCAGATCAAATTTTGGCAAGATATATGGGGCCAGTAGTAGAAAATGTTATATCTACATTGGTAGCAAGTCCTAATTATGAAAGATTAAATAATCCTACAAAAGAAATAATTCTTCGAGAAGCATTAAAACAAATTAGAGCTGAAACTCTTGATTTTGCAGAAGCAGAAGATCCTGAAAGATTTGCTGAAGTTAGGTATAAAAGACTTAATAAATCAATAAGAAAATTAATTGAAAGTATAGAGTAATGCCCAGAGTTTCAGAAAGGAAGGGCCGCGCGGGCGAGTACGCTGTGGCTAGTTTTCTGAGCTTAGAAAGCGATACAGTTCACGTTCTACCACATGGCAGTCATGCCGACATAATCTTTGAAATAGATGACACCATGTATAAGTGCCAGGTAAAAACTGCTGCTTTAAAAAAAATGTGCCACAAGACTAATAAAAGAGTTAATTGGTGCTTTGATATGCGTAGAGGCGCTAATACAAAAATAAGAGATTACAAACAAGGCATGGTTGATCTTTATGCCTTTTACTGTCTGGAATACAACACGATAATATTTAAAATATTTGAGAACAGCAAAAGAACCAAAGTAACTTTTAAAGACTCTCTTATGAAAAACATAAACTCAAAAGACAGTTTTTACGAAGCTATCACACTATTAAATAATTAATAATCACTAAACTACTTGCTTTATCACTTTACATTGTTTAGTATTCTTTTACTAAAAAGGAGAAACAATGAGAGAACCTAAAGATTTAATCATTTTATTACTGCTTGGCATTATCCTTACATTCGTTTGGAACTTAGAGATTTACTTGGTGTAGTATGAAAAAGATAACCTCAGACAAACTTAACCAAAGCATCAAACAAGTAGCCTGGACTAATAGCAAAGGCCAGAAACAAATCAGCTACTATCTTAAATATACTTTCGACAACAAAAGAAGAAGTATCAAGATAGGCAACGCTGCAACTCCTATACAAACAGTACGCAAGATTGCAAGTGAACTACAAGCCAAGATGTTGCTTGATACTAGCTTTGATCCTTTGGCTAAGAACGACAAGCAGACACCAACGACAGATTATGTCTTTGCTAAATACCAACAACAGTTGGAAATGAATAACAGAAAGACCATTCAAGAGTATGTGCGTTTGTATGAGAAAGACATCAAGCCTGGCTTTGGTCATTTACCAATAGATGCAATCAGCAGAGGAGATGTTAAGTCTTGGTTTGACGAACTCAGTTTAAGATCTAAATATACTGCCAATCGTTGTCTGACTATTTTAAAGACTGTCTTTGAGATTGCGATTGATTACGAATACTTAGAAACCAATCCAGCTAGTAGAATCAAGAAGCACGCAGAAGTAAAAAGAACTAGACATTACACACCAGAAGAAAAGCTCAATATCTTTAAAGAATTATTTAGAAGATTAGACGAAGATAACTCTTTGTTGCACTCAGTCAGCTTTATTCTTTTACTTATATTTACTGGTGCAAGGAAGTCAGAACTAGCTAAAGCTACATGGGATGACTGGCATGGCGATTATATTGAGTTAAAGGAACATAAAACCGATAAAGATGGCAAAACCAGAAAAATTTGGCTGAATTCTCAAAGTCGGAGCGTCATACAGGCTCTACAAGGCGAGAAAAAGAAAAAAACGATACTTGGTATCAAAAACCCTAAAAGGCTCTGGAACAGCGTAAAATTAGCTTGTAACTGCAAAGACCTTAGATTACATGATTTAAGACATAGTTTTGGCACAATCTCTACCAATGCAGCAAATATTCAAACTTTGCAGACTGGAGAGCTTATGGGTCATAAATCTTTAGCCATAATGCAACGCTATCAGCATATTGAAGATAAAACGAGTAAGGAAAACATAGAGAAAATCGGTGATGAAATTCTCTCAGGAATTGATTTACCTACAACTTATCAATAACGAAAATTTGTTTAGCCTTTTCAAACGAAATATTATGATCGTCAGCCAAAAAAGTAAGTTTCTGTCTAGGAAAAGATTCTTTGTCTTTGATAGCGTTCATAACAATTTTTTTCTTGGTAACAGTATCGTAAGAGTTCCAAGAACTAATTTGTTTGAGATTGCGACCACAGATACAAGAATCTTTAAGTCCATAAGTTGTAGAGCAAACAGAGATGCACGGAGAGTCCTCTAATGAAGTGGACAAACCATCCATCTTTAGTTGGTCACGAAAACACATTCTTTGCTCTTTCATATAATTTATGTTTTAATTATATCACTTGGAAGGAAAATTTAACAAACAAGAAAAAACTATGAATGACGATAAGAAATTTATTACCGCTAAAGAACTAGCTAATCGTTGGAAAAGGAGTCCACGAACATTAGCCAATCAACGTCTAGCTGGTGTTGGTTGCCCTTACTACAAAATATCTGGCAAGGTTTTATATGATCTTGAAGATGTAGAAAAAATGGAGAAAAGTAATTTTGTTAGCAGAAACGACTAAAGAATTTATAAAAGATAGTATGCCTTCTAAGCACGCTAAGTATTCTCCCTCAAGCGCAGAGCGTTGGTTTGCGTGTCCTGGTTCAATAAAACTTTCCGAAGGTGTTGAAAGAGAACCTGTTGGCAGACCTGCGCTCGTTGGTACTTTCATTCATAACATGGCAGAAATGCTTATGAAAGGACACTTAGAAGGCATCACACTTGAAGATTATTGGCTTGGTAAAAGCGAAACTGTAGAAGATGTAGAAATCATTGCCGACCAAGATATGATTGATTGTGCAAAGTTTTACGTTGATTACATAGAAGGCAGAGCTAAAGAACTTAATGCCAAGCCTTTGATTGAAGAACAAGTAAGCATCGAAGAAATAAATCCTGAGTGTTGGGGTACAAGTGATGCGATTATCTTTAATAAAGAAGTAATCGAAGTAGTTGATTTAAAGACAGGTACATGGCCTGTCAGTCCTGAGAATAATTTACAAATGTCTATTTATGCACTAGGCGCATTAGCTCGTTATGGTAATGAGGATATGAAAGTGATAATGACGATAGTGCAACCAAGATCTAAACAAAGCGTTCGTTCGTGGGAAACTACTGCCGAATACTTGGTGGATTGGGGTTTTTCAAAATTAAAAACTGCTTTGGATAATTGCGAAGCAGATGAACCGAATTACACTTTTGGCGAACAATGTAGATTTTGTCCAGCTAAAAGAGTATGTGAAACCTATAAATCTAATGGAGAAAAATATGGTTGAAGAAGTACAAAGTCCAACTTTGACAATAGATGGCAAGGACTATTTGGAAGCGGATTTATCCAAAGACCAAATGGCTCTTTTAAACATGGTTAAGTTCATTGAGCCTACTGTTCAAGAACTTAGTAATAAACTAGCGGTTGCGCAAGATCATAAACAACGCTTAATAAATGAATTGAAAGATTCTTTAGAAGGCATGGAAAGTGCAACTATCATTGAAACGAAGGAGATAAAAGATGAGTCTAGCTAATATTAGAAAGAAAGCAAAACAGAAACCGCCAAGAATAGTTCTCTATGGTGGTGCTGGTATCGGTAAAACTTTTTTTGCAGCGAGTATGAATAAACCAATATTTGTACTTACTGAAGATGGTATGGGTAAGATTGAAGCCGACCATTTTCCATTGTCTGAAAGTTTTGAAGATGTACTTAAAAACTTACAGTCGTTAATTGATAACGAAAATGACTATAAAACGCTTGTGGTAGATAGTTTGGATTGGTTAGAGCCTTTGATTTGGGATAAGGCTTGCCAAGATAATAATTTCAAGAGCATTGAGTCTGTAGGCTATGGGAAAGGTTACGTAGAAGCGCTCAAATATTGGCGCATTTATCTTAACTTGTTAAATGAGCTTCGTGAAAAAGGCTATACGATTATGCAAATAGCACACAATCAGATAAAGCGTTTTGAATCTCCAGAGATAGAAGCCTATGATCGCCATGAATTAAAACTACACAGAAAAGCAGCAGACTTAATTCTTGAACACAGCGATTGCTGTTTTTTTGCAAACTTCAAACTTGGTACAGTTCAAGTCAAAGGTAAGGGTGGTACTATGACGACAAAAGCTGTAAGTGGAGATCGTGTAATTTACTGCGTTGAAAAACCAGCTTATTTAGCAAAGAACAGATATGCGCTTCCTGAGTCATTACCTTTTGATTGGGAAACTGTTCGTGCGGAGATGTTGAAGTAATGGAAGAAGAAATAATTTATTGTGATGAATGTACCAAAGAAGCTATTTATAAGGCAGAAGGGTTATTTCTTTGCGAAGTGTGTTTGAGTAAATCCAAAAAAAGTGAGGTAAAAATATGGACTTAAATCAATATATGGAAGGTGGCTTAGAAGTAGGTCAAGAAGATGAACCGATCAATCCTGGAAAATATACGATGCATTATATTTCTGAACAGGAGATGCGTAATGATAGTGGGTGGGTTGGAATAAAACTTACGTTTGCTATAAGTCAATGCAAAAAGTTTGGCGGCAGATTGGTGTCTGGTTTATTTACAGTTGCTAATCCAAACTCTCCTAAATCGGTAGAGATTGGTAGAACTGAGTTGTCAGCTTTAGCTAGTGCTTGTGGTTTGACTACTCTAAAAAATACTGAGGAACTTAAAGGAATTGATTTTACTGCTATGGTAAAAATTAATGACAATGGTTATCCAGAAATTGATGGTCAATATGGCAAGGGTTTTGGCAAGGCAGAGCAAGGCGAATCAATTCTTCCCAAAGAAGAAGTAGCTGCGCAGAAGCCAGTAGAGGTTGATCCTCTAGACAGCGAAGAAATCCCTTTTTAGATGAAAAAAACTAGCTTGTGCAAGGTCTGTAATAGACCTGCACAGGGGTTTCTTTACAAACATAATGATGTTTATTATGGTAGTTGCTCAATGGAGCATTTAGAGAGAATAAAGGAGAGAATTGAAAAAGGAGAAAAACTAGCGAGAAAAACTTATACCAATAGTCTTGGTGTGCAATACGCTCGTAAGCAATCAAAAGAAAAATATTTAGAGATTGCAAAACAGACTGGTAGCTTTGAGCTACACAAATGGTCTAACGAACAAAGAGATTCTTTTTTCAATACAATAATTTTAAATTACTTGGATTTTGAATCCGAGCTAGGTAACGATAATGGATCTGACTAAATTTTATGAGAATGGTTTAGTATTAGACAAAGAATTACATTTTGGAAGTGGCAAGGATATTTCTGATGCCATCAACCAAATGAATGACGATGGTTTAGCAGTTAGTTTTATAGATACATCTGGAGAAGTTATCAGATGTATGGTCAAAGCAAGTGCGACTACAAGGCCTGATAAGAGTAATGAAAAGTCTGGTTGGTATGTCTATAACGAGAACAAAGGTTATATCACTATTGTTTATGGAAACTGGCGTACAGGCGAACAAAAGAAATGGTCAAACACAGACGTCAATAAACTTTCTTTACGAGAGCAAAACGAATTAAAAGCCAATATTGCTCACAACATAGAGCGGAGTAAGAAAGAAAGAGCTAAAAGGCACGATGAAGTAGCTAAAGATTGCCAAGAAAGATTTAAAAGTGCCATAGATTGTGTGAATCACGATTACCTCACGAAGAAAAAAATTAAAAATTATGGGTTAAAAACAATAAGAGATTCTCTTGTTGTTCCCTTATATTCTACAACCAATGTCAAGCCTGAGATTAGATCGTTACAATACATAGATAAGAAGGGCGAAAAAAGATTTGTTAGTGCAAGTGAAGTAAAAGGTAGTGTTCATATTGTTGGTTTCAGTTGGTCAGAGTGGCAAGACTTAGAGCAAGTCTTAGTTGTTGAAGGCATAGCAACAGCATACTCAGTATTTGAAGCAACGAATTTACCAGTTTGCTGTGTGTTCTCAGCTAATTTTGGACTTACTGCGATTACAAATTTAAGAAAACTTACTAAAGCTAGATTTATTATTTGCTTTGATAACGACAGCAATCAAGTTGGACAAAAGAAAGCAGAGGAAATTATGTCAGCAATCAACAATACAGTTGTCAGATTGCCTTCGATTGTTGGCGACTTCAACGACTTACACCAAGAGCAAGGTTTAGATGCAGTTAGAAATGAAATCTTAGATCGTGGTTTGCCTTTAAAACAATTCAATATCAAGTTTCTCAAAGGCGAGATACCAAAAAGAGAATGGTTGGTAGAAAATTTCATTGAGCTTGGGAAACCAGGAATCATGGCAAGTATTGGTGGTATAGGTAAATCCATGTTGGCATTAGATTTATGCCTAAAAGTCGCTCATGGTTCTGGTTCTTGGTTAGGCAATCCGATTGTAAGTTCTGGGAGTGCAGTTTATTTAAGTGCGGAAGATGATGCTCAAGAATTGCATAGACGAGTCGATTCATTGGATAAAGAAGGCAAAAGGTTTGAAGGATTAAACGAAGTCTATGCTTTGCCAATACCTAGTATGAAAGAAAGATTAATTGTCTTAGGCGATACCAGTTCACAAGGTTTGCATACAACAAGTCAAGGCGATGAATTGATTACTGCTTTAGAGAGCATAGATAATTTAAAATTGGTGGTAATAGATCCAGTACAAAGTTTCGTGAGTGCTAGTATCAGTAGTTCCAATGAAGCTGGCCAAATGTATGCGAGTTTTTGCGCTAGTATTTCCGCAAGACTTGGCGCTACAGTTTTAAGTATTCATCACATGAGCAAAGCTGGTTTGGTATCTACCGAAGATAACATGACAGCAAGAGCAAGTATTCGTGGTGCAAGTTCGCTCGTTGATGCACATAGATTCGCATTAGCTTTGTATTTGAGTTCAGAAGAAGAAGCAGAGCGTTTGTGTTTGCAAAATGGCGTAGAATTTGACAGAACTAGAGTTGTGAGAGCAAGTATGGTTAAGTCAAATAGTGAAATAGATTATTCGGTAAAGACTTTGTTTAGAAAAGACGTTGTGCTTGAGCCGATAGAAGATATAAAAGGGAGTATAAATTGGGATTAAAAGTTTTAAGTTTATTTGATGGTATGAGTTGTGGCCAGTTGGCTTTGCAAAGACTTGGTATTGAAGTAGATACTTACTATGCAAGTGAGATAGATAAGTATGCAATCCAAGTCACACAAGCAAACTTTCCAGAAACAATTCAAGTTGGCGATGTCTGTAATTTAAAAGCAGAAGATTATCAAGATGTAGATTTGATTTTAGCTGGTAGTCCATGTCAAGGATTTAGTTTTGCAGGCAAACAATTAGCTTTTGATGATCCACGTTCAGCTTTGTTCTTTGAATTTATTAGATTGTTAAAAGAAATCAAGCCAAAGTATTTTCTTTTGGAAAACGTCAGAATGAAGCAACAATTTCAAGATGTCATTACTGAACAAGTATCGGCTTGTTATCCAGAATTTGAAGGTGGCGATTTGTTTGGCAGTCAAATAAAACCTATCTTGATAAATTCAGCATTACTAAGCGCACAAAACAGACAAAGACTGTATTGGACAAACATACCTAATATTGAGCAGCCAGAAGATAAAGGCATAGTGTTAAGAGATATTTTAGAAGATGATGTTGAAGATCATTATTTAGCTGGAGAGCATTTGCAAAATAATTATCAAGGTGGTAATCAATTAAATCCAAATTATAAAAGTCAAGCTAATACAATTCACGATACAAACAAAAAGTCTGGCGTTATTTGTGCTGGTACTCATGGTTACGCAAATGGTTATGTTGAAACCAAACCTAAACAAGTAGGGTTAGCAATCGAAAAAGTTAAGGTAAGAAAGCATGAAGTAGATATATCTGGACTACAAAATCTTTTAAGGACAAGCAAGAAAGAATCTAAAAAGACCAATAAACAAATTGCAAATGAAATCAAAATTCCTATTACCAAAGTAGAGCATTGGTTTAGGACAGATAGCAGTTTTGCTATTCCAAGCGATGATATTTGGCTTGATCTAAAAAAAATATTAAATATAGATAACAATGAATTTGATAAATCTATCATGGAGTTTGAGATTAGAGATGGTGTTTATGAAACTACACAAAGGGTATATAGCCAAGAAGGTAAATCGCCAACGCTTACATCCGCTCATGCAGAAAAACTTGTAGAAACTAAGCCTAAACAAGTGGGTATCGCTACAGATATAAAAGGACACGACATACTTAAAAGAGTTTATTCGCCAGATGGTAAGTCGCCAACATTAAACTCAATGGGTGGTGGTAATCGTGAGCCAAAAGTTGTATCTGGTGCTTGGCGAGGTAGATACAAAGAGGATGGTACGACAGAGCAAAAGTTAGAGTTGAATCAAAGTGGTAAGTCAAATAGTTTAACGACTGTGCAAAAAGATAGTGTAGTGGTTAATGAGGAACTAAGTTGGCGTAAGCTAACGCCTTTGGAGTGTATGCGACTACAAACAGTACCAGATGATTATCTAATGCCTGTTTCTAATTCTCAAAAATACAAACTTTTAGGCAACGGCATGACTGTTGATGTTATTGCTCACATTTTAAATAATATGGAACTATGAAAAAAGAAGAATACGATCCAAACGATCTATCCATAAAAAATGCTTATGCTACTCGCTGGATTTGGTATCACACTTTATTAGGTTTATTGCTGCTTATGAGCAACATACTTTTAATTTCAATTTTGACAATCCTGGCGGTTAAGTTATGAGTTTTATCAGAAGAAGAAAGAAAAAAAATCGCAAGGCGGAGAAAGAATATAACGAAGCGTTGTGGAAAGCGTATCCCAAGAAAAAGGAGAAAGATGACGAGTAATCCATACAAAATAGAAGGGCCTGCCTTAATTAGTTTTAGTGGTGGTCGTACTTCTGGCTATATGTTGAAGCAAATTATTGATGCGCATGAAGGTGTATTGCCTAAGGATGTTTATGTTGTATTTGCTAATACTGGTAAAGAAATGCCACAAACTTTGGACTTTGTTAGAGATTGTGAGAAGAAATGGGATTGTAAGATACATTGGATTGAGCTTTATGATGTCGATAAAGATGCTAAAGGCGATAATACCGATGGTTGGATGTTTAAGTATAAGCTCGTAGATTATGAGACAGCCAGTAGAAATGGCGAGCCGTTTGAGAAACTCATAGCACACTATGGAAAACTACCAAACTCAACAAATAGATTTTGTACTTTTCTGTTAAAACAAAGAGCAATTATTTGGTTTGAAAGACAGCAAGGTTTCAAAGATATGGATCAAGTTATTGGACTTAGAGCAGACGAGCCAAGACGAGTCCATAGAATAAAAGACAGAAATGGTAAGGCAGATTATTTTACGCCTTTATACGATGCCAAAGTTACACAACTAGACATCCAGGAATTTTGGAAAAAGAATAACTTTGATTTGAATTTACTCGCTACCGATAAACATACGTTGTTTGGCAACTGTGATATGTGCTTTTTGAAAGGTAAAGGACAGTTAATCCAGATGTTAAGTCATAGAGAAGATCTTGCGGTCTGGTGGGTAAAACAAGAAGAAAAAACCAATAAAACTTTTAAGTATGATATTTCATACAAACAAATGATTGAAATTAAAAACGAGAACGATAAACAATTTGATTTGTTTGCAGACGATGAAAGCGTTGATTGTTTTTGCCACGATTAGGAGAAAGATGAGCAAGATTAATCCAGAACATTATAAGTTTGGTGGTGTTGAATGTATTGACGCTATCAAAAGCAGTCTTAGTCCAGAACAATTTAGAGGGTATCTCAAAGCCAGTATTATTAAATATCTATGGCGGTATGAGAAAAAGAACGGCTTAGAGGACTTAGAGAAAGCAGATTGGTTTTTAAGAAAATTAAGATACGAGGTAGAGAATGTCGAAAGGAAGTGATGTAAGACCATTTGATAAGAAGAAATTTGACAAAGAATTCGACCGAATCTTTGGTAAAAAGAAGGAGAAAAAACGTGCGAATAAACCGCAAACTTAGTTACTTAATTAATATTTTTAACATACTTGACGGATAATATGGGTTATCGACCTAAGAAACCCATGTTATCCGCGAAGGATAATACGTGTTATCCCATATCCATACATGTTTACATGTTTAAGAGAGGAATCGCTAGGGCGATTCCCTCTTTTTGAGAGTAAGAATGAATAAAGATTTTTGGTGGATAAATTCGAGTGCGGAGAGTAGCGATAGCGCGAGTGCGGAGATTAGTTTTACGTTAGCGATGAAGTATCGAGATGTGAGCAAGTTTAAGCGCGTTGTGTGGTATTGGTATCGTGAGAACGTAGCGAGGAAAGATCTGAATAGTTCGAGTAAGCTTGTGCTTTGGGCGATTTGTGAGCGTATGCGTTATGAGAGTATGAGTATGCGTGATGCCTATGCGTACGTGGGGAAGATGTTAGGGTTATCGCGCGTGAGCGTGAGCAAGAGCGTTTATGCGTTGGTGGATAAAGATATTATTTGGATTGTTGAGGAAGGGCAAGAGCGTAAGGGAATGAAACGCTTACCGCAGCACTCACGCAAGCGTAAGCATATTTTGTTAGTGGGTTTGGGGAAGCTGCTTAGCGACCACTTAGTTTAAGATTCTTTCCTCGCATCCTTCTTTTGGATTTATTCATGGTGCTTGAGGATATACGTTTGCGTCTATTCTGACTGCTTTTTTTCTTTATAGAAACGTGCTTGGGTTTTAGTAAGGTAGTTTTCGATCTTTGCATTGGTTTAGTGGAAGGAAGGTTTCAAGGGGAGAATTATCGTTATGAAAAAGAAACCTTCCTTCGCTAATTAATTAACTGCGGTACATTTTATCAAGTTCTATGGTTTTTGATACCCAAACTTTCTTGAAGTCTAAAGACTTGGCTTGGCGTATGGCAGTCTTTAAGTTCGCTCGTCTTTTAAAATATAGTTCTTTATTCATGGTTACTCTCCTTTTGAAAAAAATATATTGTTTGCATAGTCGATGGCCTGTTTTTCGGTTAGTCCTTTTTTCAAGCCTTCTTCGACCAAATACTCCAAATGAGCTTGTACTAAAAAATTTCTACTCATATTTCCTCATCCTCAATCATAATCTTTGTAAGATCTTTATCTGAATAGTTATAAGCACAATCCATGCACAGCTTAAAACCTGCTTGTTCTTGCGTTGATATTTCATCAACTGGATTTTTGCATAATTGACATCTATTCATTCTTCCTTGTCCTTTTGGTTAAAGTTTGGGTTAAGTCTGATTTCTCTATCAAAATCATTCTCTACTGGTTTAAAGTTTTCAAGTAATGCCTTGCAGTATGCAACTTCTCCTTCTAGTTTCCTTGCGGTTTTGAATTTCATTATCTTTTCTTGATACCATTCTTGACGCAATTCGTTTTCTAGGTCGTATATGCGAGTTTCTAATTGATCTTTTGAAAGACTGTCTAAATAATCTTTATTCATGGTTACTTCTCCTTAATAAATTAAAAGCTTTGAATTACAAATCCGCCAGAATTAGTCGGTAAAACTAAAGTTTTACTTTCAAAATCCTCTAAACTTTGATAATCATCTGGATATGCTTCTATCATTTCTTCTAAATTTTCAAATTCTTCAAAGTCGCAACAAATAGCTATTACATCTAATTCACAATCAAACTCCTCAAAAAAATCTTCATATAAAGTAGAAAGTCCTTCATAGCTAAAATTATTAGCATACTGTCTATAACTTCCGAATTCGTTTATAAATTCTTGTTTGGTTAGTTTTTTATAAATCATGGTTATTTCTCCTTTGCTTCATTTAAATTTTTACTTACAGCAATGGCTACTCTTTTTTGTCTGTAGTCTTTGATTGCTTTTCCAGTTTGATTATTAAAAACTTGATAAAAGCGATCTTTCCAGATACCACGTTGTTTATAAATTATTTTTACTTGATACATATTTCTCTCCTTATGTTTTCTTTAGCTACTCTCCTAGAGCCTTTACTTCCTCTCCTTTTTGAAATTTTGGCAAATTTAGGAGTATAGCCACCTGTAGTTCTTCCGTAGGTTTGTGCCTTATCTCTGCCTATTTTCATTTCTAAAGATGATTTATTCATTTTTTTCTCCTTTGTTTGTTAATTAATAAGTTATACATAGTTATTCCCCTAATATCTCGCCAGTAGCTGTTCTAAATTTTCTTTCATCAAAGTTTGGATTTTCTGATTTTAAAAGATCACAAAGTCCATTCATAAATTCGCCACGATTTATAACGAATTTAATACCACTTCTTTGATTTGCAAGTGTAGTGTTGTCTTTTACTAACTTTGCTAATTTTATAAAATGTTTTCTAGTCATTGATAATTCTCCTTAAATTAATTTAATTGTTTAATTGCATTTTCAACCATTAATTTATATTCATGGTCTAAATTCATCATATCTACAACTTCCCAATCATCGCTTAAATTACCACCTTCATTTCTATTTGTTGAAAAATAGAACTGATTGTAGTCGCCTATCTCTTGATAAAGTAAAGTATCATCTTCATCTTTAGTAAAGGCGAAAGTTCCCACTTCGCCTTTGATTATGATTATTTTATTTATTTCCATTGATAATTCTCCTTTAATTAGTTAATCAATTCGTTTACTTTAGACTAATCAATATCATTGTCAAGCATTAAATGACATTTTTTATCACTTTATATATTAGTAATAAATAAGCTATTTAGTGAATAAATGACATAAAAAGATTAAAATACCTTATGGAAGCAAAGAAAAAACCAGGAAGAAAAGCAATTAATTTAGACCATAACGAAATAGAGCGTTTAGCTGGAATGGGTTTAAATGAACGTCAAATATGCGCTAGTTTAGGGATTAATCCTTCAACGCTTACAAGAAAGAAACATATTAAAAGCATAAAGCACGCACTCGAAAAAGGGCGTGCAAAAGCAATAGCGCAAGTAAGTTCACAATTATTTAATAATGCTATGGAAGGCAAAGAAACTTCCGCCATATTCTTTTTAAAAAATCGTGATCCAGATAACTGGAAAGACAGAAACATTTTAGAAACCAATCACACGATAAATTTAAGTCATGTTATTAATTCCGCAAAAGAACGAATCCCTAATGCAACTCAAACAATAAAACGCCTTGATGAGTCAATAGAAAAAGGCAAGGGCATCTTCTTAGATAACAAAGGCACAGACAAAAACAATGATTCTGAATCTCTCTCTCCTTCCAAAAACTCAGAATCCTAGAGCGTGAATGATTTTCTTTTTCTCCGTCATTCACGCTCAACCAAATCGCAAGAACCCCCCTTTCGCGCGTGCCTGGGTAGCGTTATATATATAACTAATGAACTAATTTTTTTTTAATTTTATGAAATATGGTGTAGAAGCAGAAAAAGAACTAATGACCGAACTATGGTCAATGAATATCAAAGATGATCCACTAAACTTTGTGAAATTCGTCTTTGAGTGGGGGAAAGAAGGCACCCCCCTCGAAAACTTTACTGGCCCAAGAAAGTGGCAAGAAAAAATTTTGCGAGATATTGGAATACACATACAAAGAAATCAAAGCGTAGATTTACCAGAAATGTTCCGCCTGGCTGTAGCTAGTGGTCGTGGTATTGGAAAATCCGCTTTGGTGTCTTGGTTAATACTTTGGATGCTTTCGACACGTTTAGGCTCAACCATAATCGTTACAGCAAACACTGAACAGCAATTACGCTCAAGAACATGGGCGGAATTAGGAAAATGGCTAACTTTAGCCATAAATTCGCATTGGTTTAACAAAACCGCTACGACTATCAGACCAGCACAATGGTTTGAAGAAGCCTTAATTCGTGATTTAAAGATTGATACTGGCTATTACTACGCACAAGCACAGCTTTGGAGCGAAGAAAACCCAGATGCGTTCGCTGGAATTCACTCAAGTTATGGGGTTTGTCTAATTATGGATGAAGCATCAGGTATTCCAGCACCGATTTACAGCGTTTCTGAGGGGTTTTTCTCAGAACCGACAGCCGACAGGTATTGGTTCACGTTTTCTAATCCCAGAAGGAATACTGGCCCGTTTTACGACTCTTTTCACAGCAAACGCTCGTACTGGAATCAAGAACAAATCGACTCACGCACAGTCGAAGGCACAGATAAAGAGCTATTCCAACAAATGCTCGAACAATATGGCGAAGATTCAACAGTCGCACGAGTGGAAGTACTGGGCGAATTCCCTCGTGCTGACGATGACACAGTAATTCCAATGGAATTAATCAAAGCAGCCGTAGATCGTGACGTTGCTTTATCCGCAAGCGCACCGATTATCTGGGGATTAGACGTTGCTCGTTATGGTGGCGATAATTCTGCCCTTTGCGTACGTCAGGGAAATACTGTCTTAGAATTAAAATCTTTTCAATCTATGGATTTGATGCAACTTTGTGGCGCAATTAAAAACAAATACGATGATTG